GAATCTCAACATTGCCGCGCAGGCCGGTCAGCATGGTCGCACCCAGACGGGTCACCACTGCCTTTTCGCGCAGAGCTTCGATGAAGGAGCTGGCCAGCAGATCGGTCGGAACCAGATTGCCGCCATTGGCGGGCGTGCCGACCACGTAGTCGCGCTGGGCCATGGCCGGGATGTTCGTCGGCATGAAGAAGCCGTTCGTGTCGCGGTCAAGCTGGCGGCAGAACTCCTGGGAGACTTCGCGCTCAAAGCCGGCATCCTTCCAATTGCCGGACAGAGCGGCGTTCAGGGCGCGGACGATGCTGTAGCCGCGGCGCTCAGAGACGGACAGATCCAGCCCGATGCCGCGCTGGTTGCTGCCTGCAGGCTCCTGGCGATGCGTGCGCATGTGCTCCATGATGGCGGCACGCGCAGCGTCGATACAGGTTCCCTTGCTGATGAGCTCGTTACGCAGGTTGTCGTCGATGTGGAAGTCACGGCACATCGTGTCGATTTCCGCGATGCGCTCGCGTTCAGCGGCGCGAACTTCGTCTTCGTTGACCGTAGAGACAGGGGCCGCGGGCTGAGCCGGGGTCTGGCCTTCATTCTTCTTGGTGGTATCCATAGTGCCCTCCTTGGGCTGGTTGTTTGAAAAACTCCTGTAAACGCCCACTGATTCGTCTGCAGGCACTGTGACAAGGGAGACTTCGAGAAGTTCCCAATCGGTAGCGCGAACTTCATCCGAGTCCGGCTTTTCGGTGTACTCAAAGACCCGGTACCCGACGCTCACGTTCACCAGAACGTGGTCGCGCACCAGGCTGAAGGCCTTGTTGCCCTCTTCCGTGTCGGCAAATCGCACGGTTGCGTAGGTTCTCCCCGCATCCTGCTCAATGCCGGTGACGACACCGATGATCTTGTCCCGGTCGTGGTTGAAGAGCAGCGGCATCGACTGCTGCCGCTCACCCTTGCGCATCGCCCCGGGCTCATGACTGAGAATCTCATCCCCGAACCAGGTGCGCACGGGCTTGTCAGAGCAGACGGGAAAGCGCATCGTGCGATCTTCCTCGTTGATGCTCTGCTCATCGCGCACCGACAGGTATCGGAGGAGAGGCTCGCCTTTCTGTGGCTTTTCCATTGACTTTCCCCCATGAAAAAACCGGCTCACGCCGGCTTGTCTATTCGTTGTCCTGAACTGGCTGGAGCTGCGCGGCACCCTGTCCGCCTCCGCCGAAATGCAGGCCGAGTTCGTCGGCCCCGTCCTGATCGGCCTTGATCTCGCGGTCGACCTCCTCCCGGTCCTGACCGTTGCCGATCGCGGCAATCACGGAACTGCGGCTCATGAAGCCGTTGGCAACGGCATCTCTGTAGGCCGACACCTCCTTGCTCGGATCGATCCACGACCAGCCGCGCGGCTTGAATCTGACCGCCCGGAAGCGCGGCTTGTCCCGCCAGTAGTCGGGAATGTTCAGCACGCCGCTCAGCACGGCCGCATCGAGCCACTCTCGGTAGATCCTGTTCAGGAAGTTGCTGATGAGCCAGCCCTGCAGCATGCGCCACAGGTCGCGGTCATCCAGAAGAGCGAGACGCGAGGAGCTGTAGTTGCTCTGGCTGTAGTCCCTGCTCAGCGTCTCGTAGGAAACGCCGACGCCGGCGGCAACCTCGCGAAGCATGTACCGCATGAACGGATCGAGGTTCGCGTTCGGCCGGGCCGGCGAGAAGCCTGAGAAGGTCTCGCCAGGCAGGAGCCTGCGGAACGTTCCGGGCTCGCTCTTGACGTACTCGCTCGGCTTGCGTTCCGAGTCCGGGCTGTACGGGTTCGCCAGATCCGGATTCTGCTGGACGAAGCCGACGATGTTCGCAGCGGCACGGGCCGCGACGATCTCGCTCTTGGTGTACTCGCCGATATCGTGCAGCCGGCGCAGAACCATGTGCATCCAGGGGATGCCTCGGGTCTGCGGCCAGCGCTCGACAAGGTACAGATGCTCGATCTGCTCTGCGGCAATGCGCTTGGTGGTGTCAGGCACCACGTTGCGGGCGTAGATGTAGTCGCCCGGGTGCGTGTTGCGCAGCCAGTACGCAACCGGCCGGTTCCACTCGTTGACCTCAATGCCGAGGCGAACGGCAGTCCCATCATTGGTGAGGAAGCTGCCCGTCTGATCAAGCAGCAGATCCGGCTCGATGATCTCCAGGGCAAACGGGATCCGTCCCTTGCCGAAAGCCTGCGGGATCTTGCGCACGAGCGCCTCGCCGTCCCGAAAGACGGATCCCATCACAAGGCGCAGGATGTCGCTCATCGACATCAGGCCTGCCGTGTGGCAGGTGTCACGCTCGCACCAGGACGTCCATTCGGTTTCGATGCGCTCGTTCAGCGCATCGTCCGGAGTCCCGTTCGGCTTGAGTACAAGCGCCTGGCATCCGATGCCGGTGCCAACGACGTTGTTCTCGATGATCCTCTGCAGGTTCGCTGCGTGCGGATTGTCGCGGATCATCTGCCGCGACCGGTTGCGCAATGTCGGCAAGTCGCTGTAGAGCTCGGAGTCTTCCGATGCTGCCGATGCCATCCAGTCGCTGGACAGACGACCGCGCTTGGCGGCGTCATACGACCGCTTCAGATAGGCAACGGCCATTCGTTCAAGAAGTTTCATCAGACAAACTCCACTAAAGCCTTGCGCGGATCGCGCCCGGCCGCGGCGCACGCCTCAAGGTGAACCTGATAGCGCCAGTACTTGACCAGATCGATGATCTCCTGGGCGCTGCTGAACGTGAGCTGGCGGGTGCCGATCGTGTACGACCGGACGCGGCCGCCGCTCGTCGTGTACTTCTCCAGGGCGGCTTCCGCGAGCGCCAGCATGCGCTGCGCGGTTGTCCTGTGATCGAAGTCCTCGGCTTCCAGAGACGGGTGGACCTCGATCGGGAAAATGACCGCCGAGCGCTGATAGCCGAGCTCCTCGCTTGTCGCGCGGAACACCAGATACGCAGGCCCGTTCGGCAGCTCGCTGGACGCCTCCGGAGAAAGCGTCACGGTGACCATGCCGTCCTTGAATTCGCCAGCAAGCTCGACCAGCCTGCCCTCGCACGTCCGGATGAACGGAGCCACCTGGACGTTCTCGGGAGCGTCCCGGTACTGCGCAATCGCACGCAGCCTGACGCGCCAGGACTTGCTGTCGCCGGCAATGATTGTTTCTACCATTCGTCTTCTCTCTGCTCGGAGAACGGCGCAAAGAAGTCATCCTTGCGCGGTTGCGGTTTTTCTACGACAGCCGGCTTTGCCGCAGGCTCGGGACGAGCTGCAAGCAGATCCATCTGGACCTGCTTGTTCTTCTCCAGCGCCCACCGGTCGGCAGTCCACAGATGCGTCTTGAGCGAGCGTGCCGCATGCAGCGCATAGACCTCGCAGTCAAGCGCCTCGTTGCGCACTCCGCTCTTCTTCTGCCAGACGCGCTTTTTCGTGTAGCTGCTCGGAGCCTTCACCTCGCTGGTGATCTGCTCCCAATAGTCGGGACGCACCGACTTGTACCAGTGCATCCGGCCGGGTCCGGAGCCCTCGAGCTTGATGCGGCCCGCGCCGGCATCAACGCCCAAGAGCAGATCTTTCGCCCGGCTCACGCCGACGATGAACGGACGCAGGCCGTACTTCAAAGCCTTTTGCTTGCCGTTCAGATCCACGGAGATCTTCGGCGTAGAGAAGATCTCCTTGCTGTCGTCCGTCACGGACGAGCCCTTGATGGCCATGAAGCCCCTGCCCACGCGGCGACGCACAAAGCTGTAGACGGCATCCGATGTCTGGCCGTCCGACGAGTCGATCGACACCGCACGGATGTACACCGTGGATCCGTTCACGGTCTTGAAGCCCCGCTTCAGAAGCGCATCCAGGTCAACCCACGCCCCCTTCTCCGGAAGCATGGTCTGGCCGTGAAGCTCGCCCCAGTAGACAAGCCAGGACTCTTCGCCCGGCCCCCATGCGCGGATGATCACGGCAAGGCGGTCGTGCTGGACGTCCACGCCGGCCGTGAGAACGCATCCCACAACCGGCACCGTGAACTCGTCGTAATCTTCGGCTCTGGCCGCAAGCTCGTTGGCTTCCGGCAGGCCGCTCTGGAACTCGTACGGGAGCCCGAGCTGGTTGTTGACGAAGCTCCTCATGTAGGAGTCGTCGCCCTGGTCGAGCTTCATCTTGGCCAGCAGGAACTTGGCCAGAAGGTTGCGCATCGTCGAGCCCGGGAACGGGCTGTACAGCTCGTTGATGTAGAAACCCGCGGTTCCCATGAGCGGAGCGGTTGCCCGCCACACGCCCTTGCGAACCGCCCGGTTCTTGGCCGCATCGTCCCAGAGAGCGCCGCAATGCGGGCAGGCGTAGACGGCTGAATCGAGCTTGACCTTGCCGTAAACCTCATGGTTCAGGGCGGGATCTTCGCTCCAGTGCACGTTGTCCCAGGACAGAACCTGCTCCTCGCCGCAGTGCGGACAGCGGACGAAAAACTTTCGCTTGTCGGACTCCTGGTACGCCGCCTCCACCGCGGACAGCCCGGCGATCGTCGGCGTGCCGCCGAAGATCACCTTCCGCCTGGGGAAGGTCTTGGTTCTTTCGATCAGAAGCGCGATCGTGTTGCCCTGCTGCTTGACGTTGTCGTTGCAGTCATCGGGCTCCTCGACGCAGACCACCGGAGCCGGGGTCGACTTCACGCTGCTCGGGGAGTTCGAGCCGACAAGCTTCAGGAAGCCGCCGGGGAATCCCTTGTACGCCCACCGGTTGTCCTTGTCCCTGCGGGCCTTGATCGGAATTTTCGCCGCCAAACGCGGCGTGGCCTCGATCATCGGCACCAGCTTCTCTTCGTTGAACTCCTTGGCTGCTCCCTCCTTGGAGAACATCACAATCATCGGCGCCGGATCAATATCCATGCGCCGGCCAAGGTAGTTCAGCAGGACGCCGTCAGTCCACGCAACCTGTGCGGACTTCTGGGCCACGACCTTGACAACCTTCGGGTCGTCGAGAGCTTCATGTATGCCACGCACCCAGGGCGTGACAGCTGCGCTATAGCGTCCGGGCATGGCCGTCGCCTTCGCGCTCATACCCCGATAGGCTTCAGCCCATGCGGTCGTTCCCATCTGGACCGGGGGCTGCATGATCTGCGCCAGCTTGCGCAGAATCTCCTTGATGCCCTTCGAGGTATCCAGAAAGGTGTTTAAGGGCATTGTTCGTATGTTCGTTCAAGATGCTGACATCAATGTCGATGCCGTAGAGCGTGTCAATTTCGCTCTTGAGCTTGTCGTCCCGCGACAGAAGCTCCTGGCGGAACGCAGCGAAGACGGCATTGAGTTCGTCCCAGAGTTCGGAGACGTTCACCAGCTCGCGCTTCTTCTCGGCCAGCTGGAAGAGCTTGAGCTCTCGATCAACGCGCTCGGTCATGACCCGCTCTCTGTTCAGGTCATACGTTCCGTCAAGACTCGCGTAGCCGGATGCCGTAGCACGCAGCCGATCGATGTATGCCAGCCGGATTTCGTCGAGGGTTTTGCTCTGCCAGTCATCAATCCCGAGGGTCTTGAGTTGCTTTGCGACCGCCGGCTGGCTGATGCCAAGATGATCGGCAATCTCTTTCTGCGTAAGCATTGATATCTCAGGGTTTTATAACCCCCTTAGGGGGCTGGAGTGTAGAAAAATTCCGGGGGTTTCCCCACCGCACGGCTCAGGGCTCAGGAAGTACCTTTTGCCGCCGGCCGCAAAGAATAAAAAAGGGCCGTAATCACGACCCTGTATTGTCTCGCTCAAGAACTGCAAGCAACTATTGAATCAATCCTGCAGCACGGAGCAAAGCTTGATTGTGCTCATACGCTTTCCTGTACAAGGAATTGATACTCGTCACTTCAAAATAAACTCCATCAACTGTCCCGAAGTAATAGTCGCCATTCGCGTTCTCCTTCAGCCCACTATGCCGACACTGTTTTTTCAACTTGTCTGTGAACTGGGCGATCACGTAACAAAAGATCGGCATCCTACCCGCATTCGATATTTCCGTTCCATCCGTCGCAGAGACCCTACCCGCCCGGAGTTCATCAACATAATCCAAAACTTGCGAGACTGGATTGCTTTCCTCGTTGTAGTCATTGCGCCCTGGCCGCTTGAACTCAATAATCGAAAGCTCCCCCGGACGCTCCGAGTCTCCTTGCCCATAGAGCCGCAACGCCATGATGTCCGGCCTGTCAATGCTCTGGGAGTCCGTTATCGGCATCGATTTAAGTGACTTATCTGAGGCCAGATAATGCGAAAAGGCCAACCGATCATCCAATAGCCACAAGTTATGCCGCGACATACCATCTGAGGTCAAACTATCTTGCCTCATTGGAAATACCAACGAATGAACTGCCTTCTCCCGCTGATAATTCCCATCATCCCTGAGCTGCATTGCTTTTTTGAGCATGTCCAGGTAGAACTTCCGATGAGCCGCGAATTTGGCTAGATCATGCGCATGGATTGGCTCAATATCGGCTGTGATCCTATCGATCATCTCCTCAGGATTCTCTTCAGCCCAATCGCAAGCGACAAGCTTTTCAATCCGCTTGTTTTGCTCTCTTTCGTATTCATAGAACTTTTTGTGAACCTCGAAATAAAGATCTTCATCTTTTGCGCTCTGGCTCACGAAAAGCTCTTGCCGATGTTCATTGAGAAACCCTTTGAACTCGGGCGCGTAATTGTCAGCAAAAGTCTGCAACCGATCATTGGAACTCTCGGTCATCACTTTGAATTCAGGAGCAAGGAATGCGGCAGCAAATTCGCTGACTTTCTTCCCCAGCGCAGACTCAGTCGGGCCGCCAAAAGACAATTCGCCACTGTCTTCCGAAGAAGATGTCTCAGGAAAAATGATTACGTCTCGACTGGAGGACACATTCTCATCCAAAAAATCAGACCGGAGCAGACCAACATACAGGAAGGGCTGACCGCTTCCATCCGTTAGTTCCGGACCGATTTTCGGATCAACATCCTTTGTCAGCTTACTGACAACCCTCCCTCCGGCACAAAGGTAAACGGCAGATGGAGTAGCCTTTGTCGCAGGCATTCTCAGCTTTTGCTGATAAAAGACAAACTGACGATTTCCTTCCGTGAATTCGTCTTTCCGGGGGGTGTCAAAAGCAACGCTCCGAAAAAGGTCGTTGACAACACGCTTGTTTTCTCCATCGCCGACAGAAACATTCGGCATCGACCCAAGTGAGAAAAGCAGAACAAAATGCTTGAGTATGACTTCCGCCACATCATGAACAGACACGCCTCTCTTGTTTCGACACTCATTTTTGAGCCCGACCAGCCGGACTTCTGTCCAGGTAGACTGTTCTTCATCAGAGGAAACCGGAACATCTGAAGGAGGTAATTCCTCAACCTCTCCTTTGACGGAAAAGTTGATCCTTCTGCGCATCTGCTTGCCGTCTTGAAGGTAGCAGCTCTTAATCTCCACATGGTCAAACGCTTTCAGCCAGAGCAGACGCCCAACCCCAAGACACCCAAAATCCTTTTCCTTGAATGTTGTGTCCAGCGTCTGGAACGACTTGAGGTTCTTGTCATCGAAACCAACCCCGTTATCCTTGATCACAATGTCTTTGATCTGGCGATAGGTTGCTTTTTTTCCGATGCTCTCAAGCTGCATGTTTGCGTCATCGTCCCAGATGATCGAGACCTCAACCTTGCCCTTCTGGTTCTGGATTTGATCCACCGGAATTGCCTGAACGGAGTTTGCCACCGCCTCAAGCAGTGGCATCTTGTAGTTTTCGACTTGTCTGAGTTTCCTAAGGCGTCCTTGGAGATTGGTCTGCATTTCAATCTCTCCCTGAAGATCAATCTTGTTCTTATACACGATTCGACCCTCAAAGAGAAAGTTTTCTTGCAAACGCCAAACAAAAAACCCGAGGCCATGACGGCTCCCGGGTCTGTGCCTGAACCTGCCTTACCTGCAAGCTCGCGCAAATCTTAGCGAAAAACTATCATTTCCTCGCAAAGATGTCAACAGGTCTATCCTATCAGTCCATCGCATCATCGTCCGGAAAAAGCCCGTCCAGAGCATCCGCGACAAGCCCCTCAGCCGCTTCAATACGATTTCGCAAAGTTGCCTCCGGAAGCCCACTAAACTCAGCAATCCCGAGGATACTTGTCTCGTGCGCCCTTGGTCCGATCAGGTACACCAAGACAATGACCGCCTGGTGCTCTTTCGCGAGCTGACTGACGACCTTCTGAGTGCGCCTCAGCTCACGCTGCTTGTCGCGAATCCAGGCATCTGAGACCGGCTGACCTTTCGGCATCGCATTGATCGCGCACCGCGGGATCTTAGCGCCGCACTCAACCCACGCAGCCCACTCCTGCAGCCGCCTAACAATCCGCTTGAGACGAGCCATCTATCGCCCCCTCATGCCGTCAATGCGTCCCTTGTCATAGGCTTCCCTCAGATCGGCCCGAGCCTTGGCATACCATGAGCGGTAGGTCGAATGGTCAGCTCTGCCCTTACCCACGGCATAGCCGCGCTCGTAGGCATCCCTGCACTCTCGCTCACGATCAGCCATGGTTAACCTCCGCGTCGATCCTGTCGAGCTGCCGGGCGCACTTGCGAAGAGCGATCTCCACCAGATGACGCCCCGGCTCTTTGTCGGCAACGCCGATGATCTGATGCACGAGCACGCAAATGTCGGCAAACTCCTCCGCCAGGTTCTCCCTGCGCTCCGATGTGTCCTTGACATGTAGCCGGAAAAGCGCCCGGGCGAACTCCGCACACTCTTCGCCAAGCTTCTCAACCTGGTCGTCATCGCCGTAATGGTTGATGATCTGCCGGCAGGACTCATCGAAAAAAGACCGCTCATCGCGGCTCATGAACTTTGCAAGACTCATTCCTTGACCTCTTTGCTTTGAGCCCGTTCGGACTCCACCAGAAACACATCAGCAGCAGAGCGCAGATCTCGCACCAACTTCGACCTGAACTCGAAAGGCCGACCACCGCCAACTCGGATGTAAGAGACCGTGCTCTCCATGCGATCCGCTACCCTCTGGATGCACTTCACCGCGGCCATGGCTCGGTCGCAGGACTCATTGCGCTGCTTGTTCATACTCACTCGCCTCTACGCCAAGAAATCCATCAATGACGCCGGCGACGCGACAAGCGCTTTGGTCGCCAGCCCGGGCACGCCGATACACATCTCCGAAGAATGTCCTCAGCCAAGCCCCGCTCGCGTGACGGCAACCGCAGTCCTTGAGTCGCCCAGCGGCAGCGAAAAGCGAGCAGCAGTCGTCCACCGCCTGATTCGAGAACTCTCCCGACTTGCCCCA